GACATGACTGTGCAAATATCTCTTGACACAGGGTTTGAAATATTTATAACGAGAAGCTGCATTTAATAGCTTATACGAAGCTCTTATCTTTGATGTCTCGTTGTATTTTTCATTGTTTAACAGGTCATAGAGATAGTCTAGCAACCTTGCCCTGTATACATGAGGCAAGTAATGCAGGTTCATCGCAAGAAAGCTGTCGCCCTGATCTTCGAAAGGAAATATCAGAGGGAATCGATCATAGTAAGGGAGCTCTTCTTTGTATTTTGGATCGTATTGGAACAGGTACATGAATCCCGGACGGACGAAGTTCTTGTTATATTGCGGGTTCCTGCTGACCAACGTCTCTACTCTTACAGATCGAACTTCCCTTGCTTTGTCCCTGAACCAATCTCTGACGTTAGGAGCTCCTGGTTTGAGTGCAGAACCGGTTCCTAAGCTGGATTTACCCTGTTCTAAAATCTTTGTAAAAATAGGCATTATCTCTTATCCAATCCTAGATCTTTTTCTGTTAATATCTTAAACTGCCATTTCCTATCTAGACAGAACTGTTCAGCAGCTTTCCATTTAGCACTATTGACGCCATAAGTGGTCACTTCATTGATATATCTTCTGGTTATCTTCTCTTGCCTGACGGGTTCTTTACATTGAGCATGGGGTTTGATCTCTATTATCATCGTATTTATCACGCCATTTTTGGCAGCTGTCTTCACCCAGAAATCAGGAAAATACCTGTGGATCTTGTTATCCATGGGGCTGACATATGGGATTACTATCTCTTCTGATGACCACTGGATTACTCCAGGATGAGAATCAAGGTGCCTCATGAATCTCAGTTCCCATAAGCTCCTATAAACGATGTTTGTAGGATTTCCTTTATATTTTTCAGGAAACTTAGGTTTAAATCTACCCTTATACGACATGCCATATTACCATTATAAATATACGATATATTTATAGGAGTTTATATCGAGCATGTCTGTCGTCACTTCATTTGCATTTCCCCAAGAAGTGCCAGAATTCTATACCAGGATGTCGTTGAGAAAATATGAAAGGCCAAAGCCTGGTGCTGCTTCGACACCTACTATGCGGACATATATACGATTGCCCATTCCTCAGCAATTGATAGATTCTTTTAATATATCTGTCAGCGGAAATAACATGGATCTGTTAGGGAATTTTCAGGAATCAGCACAGATGCAGGCTGCTGGTATAACATTGGCTGATAAATTTAACGCTGAAACACAAGGTTCAAGTGCAGCAGGCTCAATCATGAGCATGGTCGGCATGGTCGCTGCTCTAACGCCTGGCATATCAGATAGCAATCTCGCTAAATTTTCACAATCGCAGCTGGGTGTGATACGAAATCCCCACTTGACGACTATATTCGAAGGTGTTGCATTAAAGTCATATCAATTCGAATGGAGACTCTCTCCTAAATCAGAAAAAGAAGCACTAATGATGAATAGCATGATAGATTACATCAAAGCATTCATGCATCCAGAAATAATAGGAGGAGGGTTTGCCCTAGATTATCCGTATCTTGCCACTGTTGAATTTGTGACAGGATCCAGCAGTGCTAACCTACCTAACGTATCAGATTCATTCATAACAGGTCTAGTTATCAATAGCACGGGTGGGGGAACAGCAGCATTCTATAGAGACGGAAATCCAGTCGTCATATCAATTAACATGTCTTTGCAAGAGATTGATATCAAGACAAGAGCAAATTTTGCTGCTGGAAAGACAGGAAATCCTTCTCGACCTCTTGATATAACAACAGGACTGCCTCCAGTAACTTACGCTGGTCCAGGCTCATCGTGAGACCTTTACGAATTTTAAATCAAAAGAGAGCTTAAATGTCATTAGCCAATTATTATCCTTTTGTAACTTATAACAATCTAAAAGCGATCAATCTGCTCGTAGAGGCAGAAGTCGTTAAGAAATATCTGGAAGATTACAGATTATTCTATACATACATCATAAAGAATGGCGAACGTCCGGACACGCTTGCCTATGATGCATACGGGGATTCCACTCTTGACTGGGTGATATTCCTCACGAACGGCATCGTGGATCCTTATAAGGATTGGATCTTGGATGAAAAACAATTAATATCGTACCTGGAGAAAAAATATAATACTGCAGTAGAAAAATTAACGACTACTACCATAGCAAGTTCTATCGCATATTACTATTACAGAGGGATCGCCAGTGATAGCCCTGAGACAATCGCTTCATATAACTATAACATGACACCAGCGACTTATTCCAAGTTGGGCAGCCCTGCGGGTTGGGTTGCCAAGAGCATATGGGATTATGAGAATGAGATCAATGAATCCAAGAGAGAAATCAAACTGATGCGAAACGAATTTGTTTCAGATTTCAAACAACAAGTAAAAGATATATTTAGTAATGGCTAATCTCAATCCCTTAAATATAACAGTATCCAATATTGAAATAGAAAAATTCAATAAAAGAGACAAGATCAGTCTGCTGCCGCAGTTCATGGAATTGACTATATATCAATCCATGTTTGAATCTACTATAAAAGCCGAGATGCTCGTGAACGATCCTATCGGATTGTTCGTCAATTATCCTTTCACGGGTGAAGAGCTGATAATAGTGACATATGATCAGGTCAATGCTGGCGGTAGCGCATCCTATAATAATGCGCCATTGAGTACTCAATTAAAATTCATTATCAAAGGTGTCCGTGATATCATCATCGGCGATAGAGCAAGATCGCTGATGTATATCATAGATCTTGCAAGCCCTCAATTGCTCCAGAACATGAGAGATTATGTATCTCATGCCTACTATGGTCTGATTGAAGATATGGCAGAAAAAGTATATGATGAATATATTGCACAGGGAACAACTGATTTATATAAAATTTCAAAAAAACCCTTCGTCAAAGAAACATCGATCAAATCTAGAAAAATGATAGTTCCGAACATCCGACCCTTTCATGCCATCAGTTGGTTGGCGAAACACGCTGTGGCAAAAGAGAATGACAAACATTTCCTTTATCTATTCTATGAAGATCTGAAACAATATAATTTCGTCACTATACAACAGATCATCGAAGATGCTTTAAAGCAGAAAGAGACCCTAAGGAAAAACAAATATAGGTATATCTCAGATATTGCTAGCTTATCTAAATCTACTACAGGAGATTCCAACCAGGATCTCAGAGTGATCACAAATATTGTAAACAACAAGAGATTTTCTTCTATAGAAAAGATAACCAGCGGATACTATCAGAATGAACTGTTTGAGATCAATATGTTACAGAAAGCATATGCTAGCACTCCTACGGAATTAAATGAAACCAATAAATATGATGATAATATTCCTACATTAGAACCATTTACTTTGAATACTCCTGGTTATATCAAGTATGTAAAGAATGAAAAGATAGAAAAAGAATATTCAAACCGGGTTCGTTATATAATAAACAATTTTCCTGATGTTGATGGGCAAGGTATGGGTCAGCCTTCATATAGGAGCAAGTTCGGAAATGTAGCTAAATACATGAATGCTCTCAATCAGATCGATCTGACAATCACTGTTCCAGCAAACATGGATCTGAGAGCAGGTCAGGTGATATATTGTGACATACCAGAAAATCACGGTTTCAATATCGTTGAAACAGACAAATATATCTCAGGGTTGTTCATCATATCAGAAGTCAAGCAAGTGATCATGCAGGGCAGTTTGGCTGCGACAACTTTACGGATCTATAAAGATGGATATTTTACAGGTTTATTTGAAACCTCTCTTTATAATACATCTAGCACAAATGATCCTACAGGTGGTAGACGATGAATGATGATTTTTATGGCGATAGATTTAGATGGTTCACGGGTGTCGTAAAGGATGTCGGCAACGATGGTCGAGTACGAGTCAGGATATTTGGGATACATGGCACAGAAGATACGACCAGGATATCTGATGGCGATTTACCATATGCCATGGTGTTGTTTCCCACTACTGGAGGACAGACATCAGGAGGTAATGCCAGCCATGGGCTAGTAAACGGCACATGGGTGGTGGGGTTCTTTGCGGATAACGAAGATTCACAGCAGCCCATCATCATGGGAGTCATCAATGGAGGACAGGGTTCTGTCAACAATTCTCCTGCAGGACAGGCACCTCAGACACCTTATTCTGATAGCGGGCTGATACTCACGCCAGATACAGGCGGCGCGCCGACTGATACGACACAGACACCATCCACAACACAGCTAACAGGTTCTGGCAATCCCCAAAAAATATACAATTTCTTTTGGGAAAAGATAAGAGCATTAAATTCCGTCGGACCAGAAGCATCTTTGAAAGCTATCTGTGCGGGGATAATTGGAGTCCTCCAAGGTGAATCTGGGCCTAGCATAGATCCCACATCATATAATTCCATTGGGGCTTTTGGCATATGTCAATGGCTGGGTCCTAGAAAACGAAAATTAAGCGGGCCATTATGGCACGGAAGCCCTGTTTCTAAAACTAATGCACCTTCATTAGAAAAACAACTTGATTTTATGTGGGATGAATTGACAGGAGATGAAAAATCTGTATTTGCAAAAATGTTGACAGCTCAAAACATCGAAGATGCTGTAGCATATACTAATATGTTTGAAAGAGATGAATCTTGTTTTGAACCAGGACCTGATGGAAAAACACCCAGAAAACCTTTTAGATTATTAAGCGAATGTAATAGAAATCATCCTAACTATCCAAAAAAATTAAAATTTGGCCGTGCTGCTTATGAAAAACTTTCTTATACGGGAACTGCGAGATCCATGCGATGAAAAATGTATCTCCTGAAGCACTATCATATTGCAGCAATTTTTATTTTACTTTTTCTAAAACATTAAGGAATCAGTCTGTCGATTTAAATACCTATGCCAGTGCTACATTTATAATAGATGTTGATGGTAGAGTATATCAGGGTGCTGCAGCACAAGAATCCGGTGCTTCAGTAGTTATCATTGGCGGTACAACAGAATTTATAAATGAAAAGGCTCCTGTAGTACATGTGGATTACTATATCACTCAACAGCAAAAAGTGACTTTATATACAGCAATGAAATCTCTCTCATCATTTACCAGCTCTGCTGAGATAGACAGCGACAATGACCAATTACGAAAAGCCGTTTCAGCTCTTTACTTAAATTTTTGTGGGTAACATATGTCTATTAATCCAGATGCGTTTGTATCAGATCCTTTACAAATTAAAAAAATCACCAATAGAGAAGGTGATGGTGTTGGCAGATCTGCAGCTCCTCAAGTAATCACTGCTGGCGTCACTTTTCCTTATTATGAAGTGTCTGTAAAAGATAAACCCAGCACAGGTAGTGATCAAGTAATTACCCATACCGGCGCAGGGATAGGCACTGCCAGCGGCGTTGGTGCATCTGGAGACATGCAAGGATTTGTTTCTTCTACAGGAAATAAGATCCTGATCAACAACGAGTTTGGTAGTGATACTATAACTCTACAGCATCATTCGGGTGCAACTATCATGATAGATTCTGACGGATCCATTCACATGGTATCATCCGGCAAAAGAGGCGTGGGAATGATTGCGCCAAAAGGTGATGCCACTGTATTTGCCAGGAACCATCTCATCCTGAAAGCCGACGGCAGGATAACAATAGAGACAGACGGTGATCTAGATTTCAACGTGGGCGGCAATCTGGGATTCCATGTGAATGGGGATATGATCACAAATGTTCGTGGCTCTTCAGAAGAATCTATCGAAGGTAGCAAGGTGTTCGAAGTGGCAAAAGACATGAGCACCATGATCGCCGGCGACAACAGGATCACGTCTGCGGGCAAGACCAAGATACAAGCATCACAGAGCATTGACATAGATGCTGGCCTAGATATCTTCGTCCGGAGCGATGCTGCTATCTCGATGCAGGCACAGACAGAATTCACCGCACTATCTTTGACTGACATGAATCTAGGGACCAAGACGAAGTTCACAGCGCTTGCTACAGGTGACATGAACCTGGGTTCAAAGGCAAACATGATTGCCAAGTCAGCAGGCAATATGAGCACAGAATCAGGAGGCACGCTGGACATAAAAGCAGCTAGCACGACCAAGATATCATCTGCTGGTGCCGCATCTATCCATTCTGCTTCTACTGTAGATGTATTGGGCAGCGGCAAGATACAGATCAAAGGATCTGCCACT